AGTCACTTAGGAGCAGAAAATGTTGTATACCCACAAGGTAGTTTTCGACAAGGAAGTATGTGGCTTTATCGCCAAAAGCGAGTCTTGCCGCTTTCCGAACTTGCCTTCGGCAAGATCATATGCCAAGGCGATTGCTAAGAAGTTTGGTTTTCATAATGTGCGAATCGAGGTTTTGAAATGACATGCACTGATCTTGAACTATCCTTCTCCAACGGAGACTTGGATGTCGAATACGCCGAATTCATCAGGCGATCCTGCTGACTGAGTTATTTGTGACGGAGATTCTCTGCTTTGTGCCATGGAAGACGGATATCTTGCAGAAGAATTTTTGAACTTCATGAAGCAAAAACAATGTTGATCGAACGAATTAATCCCTTTACCGGGGAAAAGAATGTGCTCGAACTTCCGATAACGGAAGAACACCTCTTAGCGCGGGAAAATGACGCGCTAATTCAACGAGCTATGCCGAATCTAACTACAGATGAACGTGAATTTATCATGACTGGAATTCCTCCAGGTAAGTGGGAAGAAATTCTTGGGGACGAAGGATGAACATTCTTGAAATTCTAAACGAGATTGGGGCAAATCCTTCCCGTCTTGCGAAGGAAGCAATTCTCACGCGAGAAAAAGATAATGAATTGTTGAAGGCTGTTATCGTCGCCGCATATCACCCCTATATCAATTACTGGATCAAGAAGATTCCCGAAGCAATACAAGGAATCTCAACAAATATTAGTTTGAGACTAGCCCTTGATGGACTGGAATATTTGTCGGCTCGACGTGTTACTGGTAACGCTGCAATTGAATACCTGGCCAAGATGCTCGGCAGCATGAATCGTGAAGATGCCATCGTTATTGAACGAATTATTGACCGTGATCTTCGTGCAGGATTCACTGATGGTACAGCTAACAAAATATGGCCAGGGCTGATTCCAACTTTCGATGTGATGCTATCTCATAAGGATATCTCTGGTATCAAGTATCCTGCATACGCTCAAACAAAGATGGATGGTGCCCGATGCCACGTTTATTTCGATGGCACTAGTGCTCGGGCATGGTCGCGCCAAGGCAAGGAATTCGTGTTGCATGGTGCTCTTGATGAATCTGCAAAAGGCCTGATGCTCCCTGGAGAAACCTTCGATGGTGAATTGTTATTCTTCAAAAATAATAAACCTCTCGATCGTAAGACCAGCAACGGTTTAGCTAATAAATCGATTAAAGGAACACTTTCAGCCGAGGCATGTGATGACGTTCGTTTCGTTGTTTGGGATAACGTCGATTTCACTTCTTCTTTGCCTTATACAAAACGGTTTGATATGTTGAATGACAGATTCAACATTGTGTTTAACCAACAACTCAACTCGCGTTTTCTGCTTGTTCATTCTATCGTTGTCAATTCTGAAGATGAAGCATTCAAGTTTTATAATGATCAACGTGCCAATGGTGAAGAAGGCGCGATTCTGAAAAACATGAATTCAGTATGGCAGCCGAAACGCACCAAAGACCTTGGTAAGATGAAAGCCATTGAAGAAGCAGACCTGCTGGTTACTGGTTGGAAAGAAGGAAAAGGTAAGTTCGCTGGAATGGTCGGTTCTCTTGATTGTCAAACTGCTGAAGGTATTATTAAGGTTAACGTATCAGGATTTTCTGATGATGTTCGTAAGATCGCATATACTTTTGTTGATAAGATCATCACTGTTCTATATAACGAGATAATTAAAGATAAGACAACAGGAGAGTATAGTCTGTTTCTTCCTCGGTTCGTTGAAGTTCGATTTGACAAGACAAAGGCAAACAAATTTGAGGATTTGAAATAATGCAACCACTACATTTTTACTACGAAAAACGCGGTAAGTTTGCCGGAATGGTTCGCCATATTTGTCAATTTCCTTTGTGTACGGAAAAGGCGATGTCAGTCGGCGGAATAAGGGCGAACGGCGCGCCAGCAGAAAGAATGTATAAAGGTAAATATATAAGCGAAAAGCATCATCTTGAAATGATACGCACAAAAGGTCATGGAACTGCTACAATACCAATTTGACTTTCATGTTTTGGTAGTGTATCATGGTTGCATTACATAAGGAAATCTATGTCAGAGTTCTACACATCCGTACTTCAATACGGTAACAAGATTTTATACCGAGGTTACAAAAATGGTCGGAGAGTTCATAAAAAACTGGATTTTTCGCCTACGCTTTACATTAATACAAAAAAACCAACAAAATATAAAACTTTGTATGGTCAATTAGTTGAACCGGTTAGTCTAGGTTCAATCAACGAAGCAAAAGAATATATCAAGCGTTATGAGGACGTTGAAGGTTTTGAGGTATTCGGAATGAAACAATTCCAATATCAATATATCGCAGAAAATTTCAAAGGCGACATATCATTCAATATCGATCACATGAAAGTAATGACGATTGATATTGAAACCTCCGTCGAATTGGGAGGTTTCCCTGATGTAAAAAGTGCTCAAGAGCAAATTCTTCTTATTTCTGCACAAGATAAACTTACGAAAACGAATATCGTTTTTGGATTCAAACCATACGAAAAGTCCAACGATGATGCCTTCGAATACCGTCAATTCAAGGACGAATACTCGATGCTCAAGGGATTCATTGAGTTTTGGCAAGGTAATACACCAGATATTATTACTGGTTGGAATATCGGGGGATTCGATATTCCATATTTGATTGGTAGATTGAATCGAATATTAGATGAATCATGGACGAAAAAGTTATCTCCATGGAATATTATCAATAGTCGAGAAATACCTGGTAAATTCGGTTCTACTGAAAAAGTAACTAAATGGGTTATCGTTGGTGTCGTTGTTCTTGATTATATGGAACTGTACAAGAAATATGTACAAGCATCTAGAGAATCATATACGTTGGGATTCATTTCTCAATTGGAACTTGGTGACACCAAAATGGAATTGGAAGGGTCGTTCAAGGAACAATATACCAATCAATGGAACGATTTTGTAAGATATAACGCTAAAGATACTGCTCTTGTTGATAGACTTGACGAAAAGTTGAAATTTATCGAAATTATCTGCACTCTGGGTTACACCGCAAAGGCGAATATTGCTGATGGTTTCGGCATGGTGAAGACGTGGGATATCTTCATTTATAATTACCTAAAAGCAAAAGATATTGTAATTCCAAATCATACTGGTCGAGCAAAAGGTGATTTCGAAGGAGCGTGGGTAAAAGAGCCAATCCCAGGCTATTATGGTTGGACCATGTCGTTTGACTTCACGGGACTATATCCTAGTATCATGCAACAATGGAATATTAGCCCCGAAACAATAATGGGAGTAATTCCTAATGTAAATGTCGAACGATTCATGAATAGTAATTTTGAACGTCCCGATGGTGATTTTACTATCGCGGCCAACGGAGCAATATTTTCAAAAGAAAAGTTAGGAATCGTTCCAGAAGTTTCAAAGGTTATAACGGATAGTCGAAAAGTCGTCAAGAAGCAAATGCTAGCACTTGAACAGGAATATGACAAGACTAAAGACAAAAATCTTTTAATCCAAATTGCTGGTTTGAGTGGTAAACAAAACGCATATAAGACGCTGAACAACTCACTTTATGGAGTTATGACGAATCATGTTTTTAGATATTTTGACCTTCGCGTTGGAGAAGCAGTAACTCTAACCGGGCAGGCTTCTGATCAACATATCGAACTTGTTATGAATCAGTATATGAATAAAATCATGAAAACTGATAACGTTGATTATGTTATTGCAGGTGATACCGATTCGATTTATCTGAATGTTGATGGTCTTGTCAAGCAATTCTTTCCTAATGAGAGTCTTGATAAAACTGTAAAGTTGCTTGATAAAGTAGGAGAAGACCGATTCCAGAAGGTACTCAATGCCTCGATTGATCATATCTATAATATCGGCAATTGCTATAAGAAAACGATGGCGATGAAGCGCGAGGCCATCGCGTCTAAAGCGATCTGGACCGCCAAGAAAAGATATGCCATGATCGTGCATAATTCGGAAGGCGTCGATTATACTCCATACAAGTTGAAGATCATGGGTATGGATTTGATCAAATCATCAACCCCAGTCTTGATACGTAAATATTTGAAGGATGCTCTTACGTTGATTTTTGAGAGTGATCAAGAAGCACTATATGAGTTTGTTGATGATCTCAAGAAGAAGTTTTTGAAGATGACTCCTGAGGAAATTGCATTTCCTCGTGGGTGCAACGACTTGACTAAATACACAGATAATAAGGCTATTTTCAAGTCAGGAACACCGATTCATGTGAGAGGCAGTCTGATTTATAACCATATGAATCGAAATAATAAAGACGTTGTACCTATCAAGGACGGAGATAAGATCAAGTTCATTTATCTCAAGGTTCCAAATCCTTGTCGTGAAAACGTAATTTCATTCCCATCATTCGGAACGTTGCCCCCAGATATGGGTTTACATAAGTACATTGATTATGAAAAACAGTGGGAGAAAGTTTTTATTGCTCCCCTACTTGGCATCACAACTGCGATAGGTTGGAATCCAGAAAAACGACCAAGTTTAGAAGATTTTTTTATCTAACTTATTCAACCATTTCAGTGTTAGAGTCCTTAGGAAGTGCAATTCCGCGAAGGCCAAGGATATTTTATTTTTGATAAAAGGAGTACGTAATGAAGTTAGTTCTAACAAGTATCGCAGCAGCAGTTATTTTATCAGCATGTAGTGGAGCGCCTTCCAAGGTAATTGATGCAAATTATTCTGTCTACGTTAAGACAGTCAGTGATCAAAATAAGGCAAAACTGAAAGCGTCTGGACGCCCAATCTTTCAGTTGAAGGGTATTGCTGGACAATCGATTTCCATGAGTGGTGTATCAGAGATTTCAGTTTATGCGCCAGCGAACGGAGGGAATGAAAACCTAGCGGCTGTGCAACCATACGTTGCACCAAAGAACCAGTTTGTTGAAGGCATCAGAGCAGCGGGTGAAGTTGTGGCGCCATGGACAGGCGTGGCAAGTTTATGGGTCGGCGGCAAAGCACTTACCAACCTAACGAATTCAGTTGGTGGTGCGGCTGGGCAGGGCTATCAATATGTACAAGCCCCCGCAGCTAACATGACGATTGGTGGTCACGGCGTTATTGGTTCGGGTTCGTTCGCTGAAAGCACTTTGTCTGGAACTGGCACCATGGGTGCAGGCGACTACTCAAGTCTTGGTGGCTCTGGAACGCTAGGGTCTGGCGCTTACAATCCAACTGTGTCGAACACTGGTGGTCAAGGTGGCCTGGGTGGAGTTGGTGGTACAGGAGGAACCGGCGGATCAGGCACGACAACTGGCGGTAACGGTGCATCCGGCGCATCTGGCGGTAACGGTGGCACTGGCGGCGCAGGCACTACGGGTACAGTCACAAACTAAGTCGTATTAGTCAAAAAGACCTCAAGATAAATTTGCGTCTTGAGGTCTTTTGCTTTACTATGTAATGTATGCATGGAAAGGACCATGCTTAATCAATCAACCTAAAGGAAAATAATGAACTTACTAGAACGCATGACGAAAGCGGGAAATATCGCAGCAGGAACACTATCAACGTCTGTCCTATTCAATGACAAGGACATGATCCCAACCGAAATACCCATCATGAACATTGCCCTTGCGGGAAAACTAGATGGAGGTCTAGTTCCTGGTCTAACGGTAATCGCCGGTCCATCAAAACACTTCAAGTCTCTCATGTCTTTGATTATGGTTAAAGCTTATATGAAAAAGTATGAAGATGCAATCTGTTTATTTTATGACTCTGAATTTGGTATTACGCCCGAGTATATCAAAGCGCAAGGTATTGACGCAGATCGTGTTTTGCATATCCCCGTTGAACATATCGAACAACTGAAGTTTGACTTGGCTCAACGGCTGGAAGAAATCAAGCGCAACGACCACGTTATCATCTTCATTGATTCCGTCGGAAATCTTGCATCCAAGAAGGAAGTAGAAGACGCGAAGAATGAAAATTCTGCTGCTGACATGACACGTGCAAAAGCCATGAAGTCATTGTTCCGTATCGTGACTCCACATCTGGCGACCCGTGATATTCCATGTATTGTGGTAAATCATACATATCAAACACAAGAAATGTATTCTAAGACTGTTGTAAGTGGGGGTTGTATGGTTGCTGACACAAAAATCCACACACTACAAGGTCTAAAAGCTATTCAAGATATTGCAAGAGGTGATATTGTATCAACTCTTGAAGGCGAAAAGATGGTTACTCACACCTGGAATCCAGATACTCTTGAAGACGGCGAACCTGAGTGTTATGAAATAGAATTTGAAGATGGTTATGTCTGTACTGTTTCTGAAACCCATCCATTTTTAACTAAATCTGGGTGGATAACTGCAGATCAACTAACAGTTGGAAGTGAAGTGTCAAAAGTAATAAATACCTGTATCAATAATAACGAACAGGTATTTATTAATGAACATAGTCTATCTAATACAATTTAATATAGATACGCTACCAAACAAATATATCGGCAGTAAATCTAACTGTAGTGTAGTTAACAATAAAATTTTAAATTCAAGAGGAAAAGAATATTGTGGTTCATCGGCTGATAAAGTATTCAAACAGTTAGTAGAATCATTAATTCCATATGAAGTTAAAGTTTTAGGTACATTTGAATCATATTCTGATGCGTTGATAGCTGAGAGAGATATTCAGATAAACTACGATGTAGTTGCTAGTGTAGAATTTTTTAATAAATCTATAGCAACATTTTCATCATTCGCTGATCCCAGTTATGCCACATATAAGCATGTTGTAACGGATAAATGTGTTAGATTAAAACGAGATCATCCTAAAGTGTTATCTGGGGAATATGCTGGTGTTTCTAAAGGAACAATCCTATCAGAGGATGAACGAAAGAAAAGAGGAAGAAGCGGTATAGAAAATGGGTTTTATGGAAAAACACATTCCGCTGAAACCAAATCATTATGCGGAAAGAAAATAGGAGATTCACACCGTGGTAAACCAAAAACAGATGAACAAAGACGAAAAATGTCCGAAGCAAGAAAATTGTGGTGGATTAATCGTAAAAAGAGTAACGAAAGTCGGCAAACAGAAAGTGTATGATATTACTGTAGCTGATAACCACCATTATATTCTAGAAAATGGTGTTGTCTGTCACAATACTGGAATTTACTACTCAGCGAATGCCATTTGGATCATTGGGCGATCACAAGAAAAAGAAGGTACGGAAGTCGTTGGCTATAACTTTACGATCAATATTGAGAAGTCTAGATACGTTAAGGAAAAGATGAAGTGTCCGTTTACAGTCACATTTGATGGTGGTATCAATAGGTGGTCTGGTCTAATGGATATTGCTCTCGAAACTGGGCATTGCACGAAACCCAAGAACGGATGGTATCAACGCCAGGGCGACGAAAAGAACTATCGACTGGCAGACACAAATTGTAAAGAGTTTTGGATTCCAGTCTTGACCGACAAGACTTTCCAGACGGCTGTTCAGCAAAAGTTTCAACTAGGTACTGCCGCATTGATTCAAGAACATGCAGAGCACGTAGACCATGATGGAGAAGCATAAATGAGTTACAACGTAGGATGGGCATGCCCAAGATGTGGTGCACCGAATGCACCAACTAATGTAACGTGTGCGGCATGTTTTGGAACGCCCAATACGGAGAGCATCCCTGAATGGTCTCCGCCCAAGGATGACGGTAGAATTTCTCTCATGGAAATTGGCCAGAAGTGCCCGGCATGTAATCGTGTCATTTCCGGAATAACGGGTTTCGCATGTGCACGGATTGACTGTCCATCAACAAGACTTCTTGATTAAGGATATTATGTTTAGAGTTTTAGATGAGAAACACCATGACTTCAACGTTATCGAAATTACCGAAGGTCAATTCAAAGACTTCAAGATTGTCTACGGAGAAATCAAGTTTGCAGATGCTCCTAACGAGGATGGTACATACACGATCAAATTTGACTGTGACGTTATGAATGATAAAATGGTTACTGATAGAGATGCATTTCAGGAAGTGACCGGAGACATATTGGTTGCTCTTATGGATACAGCCGTGAAAGAATCCGAGTACCTACTGAAAGGCGGCATAGATGAAGCGAATTGAAGAAGTAATTCTTTCAAACACTGTAAACGATGAATTATATGCAAGACGAGTCTTACCGTTCTTACAAGAAGATTATTTTCATGATCGCAGGGACCGTGAAGTATTCAAACTGATCAACGGGCATTTCGTACAGTATAACGAACTTCCTAACATAACCACGCTAACCATTGATGCTGACAAGGTTCAATGCAACAAAGACGAGCATGATCAGATTCTAGAAATCATATCTGGGCTTGATCATGTCTCTACTGACAAGCAACAATGGTTAATTGAACGCACTGAAAAATTCTGTAAAGAGAAGGCGATTCATAATGCCATTATGCGGTCGATTACGATTCTTGATGGTAAGGACAAACAGTATACAGAAGATGCGTTGCCTTCCCTTCTAGCAGAAGCAATCTCAGTATCGTTTGATAAGTCCGTTGGGCATGATTTCTACGATGACGCCGAAAAGCGGTATGATTACTATCATATGAAGGAAGATCGCCTTCCGTTTGATTTATCGATGTTCAACAAGATATCGAAAGGTGGTATACCTCGAAAAACGCTTAATGGCATTCTTGCATCAACTGGCGTAGGAAAATCTTTGTTTCTTTGCCACCTTGCTGCTGCATCACTTAAACAGGGCAAAAACGTACTTTATATCACGATGGAAATGAGTGAGGAACGAATCGCCGAACGTATTGACTGCAACCTGTTGAACATTGATATTGACGAATTGTTCAAGATTGGTAAAAAGACGTTCACTACGAAGGTTGAAGAACTACAATCCAAGACCCATGGAAAACTGATTATCAAGGAATACCCAACAGGGAATGCTCATGCGGGGCATTTCCGGGCATTACTCGATGAACTGAAAACAAAGAAGAATTTTCTACCAGACGTAATCATGATCGATTACCTAAACATTTGTGCTAGTCAACGTGTCAAGAATCAAAACGCAAATTCCTATACAATTGTCAAGAGCATCGCCGAGGAACTACGCGCACTGGCGGTTGAATTTGATGTTCCTGTTTGGACTGCAACTCAGACGAATCGTGGTGGTGCTAACAATTCGGATGTTAGCATTACCGATACGTCAGAATCTTTCGGTCTTCCAATGACACTCGATTTCCTTTTTGCAATGGTACGTACAGAAGAATTGGACGAGTTGGGTCAATTGCTATGTATTCAGTTGAAGTCCCGATACGGAGATATTAACTACCATCGCAAGTTTGTTGTCGGAGTCGATATCAAGAAATTCATGCTATATGATGTTGAAGAATCTACCCAGGATGACGTTGTTGACGATAGACCTGCATTTGATAACTCCAAGTTCGGTGGTGCTATGAAAGCCGAAAAATATGAATTTAACTTTGACTAAACATGATATTTAAAAAATAGACATTGATCAACTACACAAGAATACGGAACTTCTGTACGCCGGGGATCAGGAATTTAGATTCCGGCGAGATTCTGGCTATACCGCAACGGTATTGTATGACATTGTTGGTTCCATGTCGGTGTCAAGTCGTGCATTGTATGTTTTAAAATGCGTAAGTCGCCAAAGATGCAAATATCTTTCGCAGGAAATGCTTAGAATTCTGACTGATATGGGCATTCAATGTGTTAGGGCAACCTAACAGGATATTCTAATCCATAACATACCGAGTGTTCGATTTGTCGTTTCTGATCGATCAAACTGCTATTTACGAGGATTGAAGATCGACAATACTTGGTATGATGACTAAATACCCCTCTTGAAAAGTGGTCTTTAGATAAATAAAGAATCATTTACGAGGGTTTAATCATGGCAGGGTTATCTGTAGCAGATTTATCAAAACGAGATAACTGGAATCTCATTCTCATTAAAATTGAGGGCAAGATTCCTTTTATTCTCACAACAGGCGCAGAGACTACGGTAGGTCATAAAGACACAAAAAAACATAAAATTTATGTTGATGCAATAAAATCAATCTCAGTTCCTAATATAAGATCATCTTTTTTGCAAGTTGGTTCATCTATAGTATTTACAACTATAGATGGTAAAAAGATAAAACTTACAGATATTCAAAAAACAAAGGAATTCGGTTCCGCTGGTAATACAACAGCAAAAGAAGATGCAGCATTAGAACAGTTGAGAAGTCATATAATATCTATAAAAAAACAAACTGGGCTGAATGAAATTCCAATACATATGAATGGTAAAATTTTCAATGTAAGTGATGCTGAATCTACGCCAGGAACTCCAAAGTCCGACTTTCATTTACTAGATAAGAATAATAAAGAAGTTGTGTGGATATCACATAAAGATGGTAGAACAGAAAAGGATTTTCAACAATGGGGAGGAATTTCTGAAAAAGAAGAAAAAGTAAATCATCATAAAGAGACCCAACAATTTATTCTAGAATGCCAGTCTATTTTTGGAGATAAAATTCCCAATGCAACAACAATGTCAAAAAAAATAAAAAACAAAGTTCTAAAATGTATGGCAATATATGGGGTTGATTATGGATCGGCATTTGGTAGACAAAATGTGAACGTGTGTTATCAGGGCAGTTTGTCAGTTGTCAAATTCGGAAG